GAATGCACGTTGCTCGGTTATCAGATCGGACGAACGGTACCGAGAAAGGTACCATAAAGTCAAGGTTCTTAAGTCTTGTACCGAGGAGATCGCAGCTTGACTGCTGTACCTCTTTACGTACAAAACACCTTGACCTCTACCATGCTTGCGTAGCCTTATCAAATGGAGCCGGTATGACGTAGGAACGTCAACCCAAACTCCATCTAAGCTACCGTCGGAGAACGGTGTGAGGTTCAGCTTCCGATCAATTATGATCTTGGCTAATGCCTCCCACAGATGACCTTCCGGCAGTGCGACTGCAGCGAGACCATTGACGCAATGAGAAACTTCAGGAAGAAGTTTCCAGTTGCATCTAACGTAGAACGGCGTAATAACTTCGCCACTATACGCGTCGAGCCCGCACGACTCCCGAAAGGGACCAGTGCTAAAGCTCTTCTCATGGTTAACGCCAAAGCCGATAAAGCTAAGCAGTTGGACCAGCTTCTCAACGTACTCGGTCTCGATTATTATATCGTCGCCGTATACGCTAAAGTCGTCGGACCCAACTGCTGAGCAAGCAGCAGAAAAAACCAGCGTCTCCAATGCAAAGGTGGCACCATTACCCATCGACGAAAACTTCGTATATGGAGTAAGGGAATCCCCAATGCGGTACAACGGAGAACGAATAGCGCTTAGGTACGCAAACCATTCGGCCGGCAAAAGCCAGGCGACGGTATTGTAGCTTAGCGTGTCAGACGCGGCAGCGAGGTCGATGGTAGCATATTTGCCACTTATCGAGGCCTCTAAAGCCATGTCCTGGTTTTTCGACTGGAAACGGAGGTCGATCCCCGCTTTTTTGCGGAGTCGTTCCTTTGCATACGTATCAAACGCAAGCTGCAACGGGATGTTACCCGTTGGCTCACAAGCGATTGTACGATGCGTCTTCCAGTTCTTCGGTACAAACTCTACTCGATTCCAGCTTAAATGTCGAGCCTTTAGCTTGCCGTACCCAAACCATCGGGACAAAGCTTGCAAATAGGGCTCGGCACCCCGCGTACACTCCACCTGCTTCTTCATTTTCATGAAGGGCAAGGAGAGCCGGCGGGGGCTGGTCGCAGTAGCACCTGGCGTTACACGTACATTCCTAGGTAGTTCATCTAGGAAAGCGTCGAACGGGCCCAACACGCGGGTGATAAATGCTTCCATCCTGTCCATGTACGTACTGAGATCGGGATCTAAACGATCGCGCTTAGTGAAGTACCAGTCCAGGCGACGATTCGTGACCCTGCAGCGCTGTTCAGCCTTGAAAAAGCTGTTCTTTGCGGCAGTTTCACAAACATCGTCAGAAGCAAAGTCCGGATTCTTCTTAAAGAAGGCCGAAACCTGCGAGAGGAAACGATAGACGCCGACCCCATGATAATCAGGGTCGAATAGTGTAATGGCGTTCACGAGAAGAGCAAGTTCGCGAGCTCGGCACCAGCCGAGTATCCGCTTACTTACTTCCTCGGGGACGTCGCCCATTGCGTCCAATACAAAGCATCGACACAAGTCGTATGCGATGAGTTGAGTCTTCATGTGAAGTACTCCAGCGTAGTCTAACGTGTAGTGAACAGTGAGGGAGGCCCCGCAACTTAGCGAGGAGCCCTCTAACGTGTTTCAAGGCTAACCATAGGTTAAACCAGGAAATACTGACCATTCACTGCTGCAGCGAACTCGTCTCCCGCGACAATGTCACGGAAGGTAGCGAGTGCTGCAGCCACGTCGGACGCAGAACCATCCACAGGATAGCGGATGGAAGCGCTGAACTGGACGCGGGATTCGAGGGGCAGTGAAGCCGAATCGACAGTGGAATTAACCACCGAGATCACGGTCTCACCGACCTTCTGGTTCCCTTTGGGCACCTTGCGCTTCTGGATCACCAGCTTCGGAGCTGAAACCGAGTGGCCACTCTGTACAAAGGTGCGTGTGTCCCCGAAAGTCGAGAACACAGTGAGTGCGGTAGTCATAGCCGCCATTTTGACCTCCTAGGTCATGTTGAAGAGGGGGATGTAAGCCGCCGAACGTCAGTTACCTGACGAACCTTGGTTGCTTACCTCGGGCCTTGAAGAGCAGATGGAATAAATCCAGCGCTTTCCAGGGATCGAGTCTTACCCTCAGAATCGGATATCTAGGAACAGAGGTTGGTATCCTTTCTTGAACAACCAGAGTTGATGAGCCGAAGCTGGCCCAACTACCTTCATACGTGTCATGGAAAGCCGTAATACGGCCCTGCATGTTACGCGTGATGGTATATTGGTAACCAGCCGAAGCTGTAAACTTTTGGTTGAACATAAGAAAGCTGATCGCAGCGATCCATTGCCCGATGTTGATAACCCAGTCCACGACGAACGACCAGGGAACTAATTCCCAAGCGGTCACGACGGGATTGAAGCTAAACTTCGGTGGATCGATCAGACCTGCCACTGACCCCCGGACGGAAATCTCCACCTTACGGTGGCGGAAATACGTCCACATGCCGGGCCCCGCGTCAAAAGGATCGTCTTGCGAGTCAAACTCGTAGACGACGGACTCCCCTCTTCGCTCAGTATAGATTTTACGCTGAGAGTTGAGGTTCTCGATCGCATCTTGGATGCTTTCGATATCCGCAATAAGCGGACGGAGACCGTACCTATAACGGAGGTTCAGCTTGCCAATGTCGAATGTTATGACATCGCGAGCTAGCCCCTCCCATAGGCTCCTAATTTTGTGGAGTTCGGCAATAAAGGTCAAACTGTCGTGGAACTTGCCGTAAATAGCACCTGCAGCTGCCTGGACGAAATAATCCGCTTCAGGCAGTTCTAATCCGTTGGCGTCTGACTCACTAGCAATCCAATCAAGGTTGCCAGCAATCCAGAAGTCTTCGGTGAAGACCGAATCATCAACCGCATCAAAGTGATGCGTATGATGACGGGCCCCAGATGCAGAACCCGAAAGCTCTTGGCTACGAAAATACGTATGTCCTAAGAGCTTACCCTCACGCTTCTTCTTGAAAAACCCCGATATACATTGACCGGTGGTTGTTCTTTCAGAAACGTCAGAGAGATACGGGTGGCTAGTTACGGTCGGAGCACCACCCTGAACAACGTTGCTCCTAGTGGAGTACGTTGTGTTCGGGTTGTTCTCCGTTAAAGTTCCACAAGGCATGATATACCCTCGTACTGTGCCGGCAACATCCGCGGATGCCGACGTTCCGGAGTCGATTTTCGAACAGAGGTTTATCCTCTGCTCCCCCCCCC